GGTCAAACGTTCAGACGCTGATCCCTGCGGTGTATGCGCGTCTGCCCAAGGCTGATGTGTCGCGTCGTTTCGGCGATAACGATCAAGTGGGACGGGTTGCCTCGCTGCTGATAGAACGTGCGCTCGACTTCGAGATTGAGCATTACCCCGATTTTCGCAGCACGATGAAGCATTCAGTCGAGGATCGTTTCCTCGGTGGTCGCGGTACATCATGGGTGCGGTATGAGCCACACGTTCAAGCTGTCGGTATGCCCGAGGATGGGTTGGAGATTACCGAGGATATTGACGAGCCGGAGGCGAACAATCAAGTCTTGGCTGGCGAAGAACCGCTAGAGCAGATCGAATACGAATGCGCTCCCGTTGACTATGTGCATTGGAAGGACTTCGGGCACTCCGTTGCCAGGACATGGGAAGAAGTTACCGCTGTGTGGCGATGGGTTTACATGACCCGCGAGGCATTGGTAGAGAGGTTCGGTGAGGAAGTCGGCAACAAGATTCCTTTCGATGCAGGCCCTGATACTCTCAAGCAATACGGGCAATCCACCAAGGAACACACCCGCGCAAAGATTTGTGAATACTGGGACAAGGAAACCGGCAAGGTTTACTGGTTCAGCAAGTCGATGCCCAACATCATTGACGAGCGCGATGACCCGCTAGAGTTGGAAGGATTCTTCCCCTGCCCGCGTCCGCTGTACGCCACCGTCACAAGCGATACCCTAGTTCCTGTTCCTGACTTCGTGCTGTATCAGGATCAGGCGAACGAGCTTGATATTCTGTCTGACCGCATTGACGGGCTGGTCAAGGCTTTGCGTGTGCGCGGTGTATACGACGCTTCACAGCCTGCATTGCAGCGACTGATGACCGAGGGCGAAAACAACGCTCTGTTGCCGGTCGATACTTGGATGGCGTTTGGCGAGAAAGGCGGCTTGAAAGGCGCGATTGACTTCCTGCCTATCGACATGATTGCCGCTACGCTGATTCAATGCTATCAAGCGCGAACCGAAATCAAGAATCAAATTTATGAAATCACAGGTCTTTCGGACATTATCCGAGGATCGTCGTTTGCGTCTGAGACAGCGACCGCGCAGCAAATTAAGGGGCAATATGCCTCGATTCGGTTGCGTGCCATGCAAGAGGATGTGGCGCTGTTTGCGACGGGCTTGCTTCGTCTTAAGGCGCAGGTTATCTGCACCAAGTTCCAGCCCGAGACAATTTTGCAATACGCTGCTGCGAATCAGTTAGAACCGGAAGATCAGGAATTGATTCCCCAGGCACTTGCGCTTCTGAAGGACAAGCCCCTACGGAATTTCCGCATTGAGGTTGCAGCGGATTCGCTGGTGCAGTTGGACGAACAGCAGATGAAGCGGGATCGGGCTGAGTTTATTTCCGCATTGGGGACGTTCCTGCGGGAAGCCTTGCCGCTTGGTACGCAAGCGCCGGAAATGATCCCGATGATTGGCGAAACGATGAAGTTCATGGTCGCGTCGTTCAAGGGTGCGCGGCAGCTTGAGGGATCGATTGACGCTGGAATTAACAAGATTGTGAACCGCCCGCCGCCACAGCCGCAGCAGAATCCCGAAATGCTGAAAATGCAGGCTGAACAGCAAATGACGCAAGCAAAGATGCAAGCCGACGCTCAGCTAGAGCAAGCCAAGATGCAAGCCACTATGCAGATTGAGCAGGCTAAGTTGCAGCTTGAGCAAGCCAAAACGCAGCGCGAGGTCGAAATTGAGCAGATGCGGGCGCAGATGGATGCTCAGAAAATGGAGTTTGAACGCCAAAAGGTCGAAATGGAGGAGCAATACAACCGCTGGAAAACGGAACTGGATGCAGCAACAAAAGTAACCGTGGCGCGAATTGGAGCGAATCCCGGCGTGGATATCCCGCTGGTCGAGGCTGCAACTGCCTCTGCTGAGCGCATGACCGCGGAGCTAGGTAACGGGGTGCAGATGGCGCTGCAAAACGTCGAGCGGCTACAGCAGGACATGGCGATGCTGCACGATCAGACTGCGGGCAAGATCGACAACCTGATGACGGTTATGGCTGCACCGAAACGCATCATCCGTGGGCCTGATGGCAAAGCTGTCGGGGTTGAAATCGTTACATGAACGGGGGATGGGACACAGGCACATGGGATGACGCGACATGGGATTACGTCCCTGTCATTGTCGATATTGATACCCATGACGGCGACAAGCTGAAAGATCGCTTTGCAAGGGAAAAAGCGGTACGGGAGCAGCGTCGCAAGGAAGTTCTCGACCTATATGAAAGAATTGTTGAGGGCAAAGAGGATATTCCCGAAGTCGTTGAGCCGCTGAATTACATTACCAAGCAAGAGATTTTGACAAGTAACCTTGATTTTGATAAGTTGATTGCCGATCTTAAGAATGCTGAACAAATTTGGCAGCGGCACGTTGAAATCGACGACGAGGAAATTCTGTTACTTCTATGAGAAAACGCTGGATTTATGTTGACGGTGAAGCAATAGAAGTTGGCGAGTACCAACCGACTCCCTTGCATCATGTAATGCCCGACATTCAGCCTTATCAGTCCATGATTGACGGATCAATGATTACCAGCCGCAGTCGCCACAGGGAACACCTGCAAGCGCATGGCTGCATTGAAGTCGGCAACGAAAAGATGGAAACGAAAGTTGCTCCGGTCAAGGATAACCGCAGAGAAGTATTGCGGGCGCAACTGGCAAACATGACTCACGCAGATGCAAACAAGATGTTAAACAAACTGCGCGATGACGCACGATTTACCCGTAACCCCCACAGGGAGAGATAAATGAGCGATCTAAACGCAATTGCACCAGTTGAAGATACCCGCAGAGAAAAGTTGCTGGAACAGTTTGAGCAAGTCGAAAGCGCCCCCGAACCTGTCCGCGAGGATGTGCCCCGCGACGAGCAAGGCAAGTTTGCAGCGAAAGAGCCCGAGCAGACAATGATGCAGCAGGCGCAAGAGCCTGTAGAAGAACCCGTTTGGAAACGCCCACCGGCTTCGTGGAAGAAGGATTATCACGACGTTTGGCAAACCGCTGATGACAGGATGAAAGAATACGCCTGGCAGCGCGAAGAACAAATGAAAGCAGGGGTTCAGCCCCTGATGGAAAAAGCCCGCATAGCAGACCAGTTTAACGAGGTCTTGAACCCCTACATGGAGACAATCCGTGGTTTGGGGATGGATGCACCGAAGGCTGTTAAAGCCTTGATGGAAGCCGATCACGCATTACGGTATAGCGATCCGCAGCAAAAGCAACAACTTTTTATGCGACTCGCGCAGCAGTACGGTGTGAATTTGGGTGACATGAGCCAACTGCCACAACAGATGGTTGATCCCAATATTTCAGCACTTCAGCAGGAACTAAATCGAGTTCGGGGCGAGGTGTTGAGTTGGAAAGAGCAACAAGAGCAAGTGCAGAACCAGTCTTTGCTAAGCGAGATTGACAGTTTCGCTATGCGGGCTGAGCATTTTGAAGAAGCGCGTCCGACAATGATTAGTTTGCTGCAAAGCGGTGTAGCAACGACATTAGAGGATGCGTATGAAAAAGCATTACGCCTAGACGATAACCTTTATCAGCAAGTTCAACAGAGCCGACAAGCCCAAGTTGAGACTCAGCAAAAGGTCGTAGCGAATCAAGCTGCGAAGAAGGCTAGAGCGGCAGCGGTTAGTGTCAGAAGTGCCGCACCCGGCGCGACAACGGCTACCAAAGCGCAAGATCGCCGATCCCTGCTTGCCGAACAATTCGACAGCATGGCAGATCGACTCTAAAAACCTGATAGGAGAAAATCATGGCATTTGCCAATAGTTCTATCAGCGACATTATCGCTACTAACATCCAAAGCCGTAGCGGTGAGCTTGCTGATAACGTAACAAACAACAACGCCCTGCTGCGCCGACTGAAGGAACGCGGAAACGTCAAGACCTTCTCAGGCGGTAACGTAATCTTGCAAGAGATTATGTATAACGACACGGCTACCAACAACACCAATAGCTATAGCGGCTATGAAGTGCTGAACGTGTCCCAAAACAGCCCCATCTCTGCGGCGCAGTTCGCAATCACCCAGTACGCTTCGGCAGTTTCGATCAGCGGCCTCGAGATGATTCAGAACAGCGGCAAAGAGGCGATCATCGACCTGCTGGACGGTCGTATGAACGTTGCCGAGGCGCAACTGGCTAACCGTATCAGCGGTGACCTGTATCTTGACGGTACTGGGAACGCTGGTAAAAACCTGACCGGCTTGGGCGCTGCTGTGCCTGATGCTCCGAGTTCGGGCACTTACGGCGGCATTGATCGTGCTACTTGGTCGTTTTGGCGCTCGGTGTCGTACTCCGGCCTGAGCAATGGCGGCGCTGCGGTCACTTACAGCAACATCCAGCAATACATGGATGCAGTCGCTGTTCAGTTGATTCGTGGAACGGACAAGCCTGATCTGATCGTGGCTGACAACAACTACTATCGTCTTTACCTGCAATCGCTGCAAGCGATCCAGCGGATTACCGATAGCGGTTCGTCGATGGCCGGTGCTGGCTTTGCCTCGCTGAAATACTTCGGCGCTGGTATGGCTTCGGATGTGGTGCTGGACGGTGGTATCGGTTCTTCCGCTACCGCTAACCATATGTTCTTCTTGAACACCAAATATCTGATGTTCCGTCCGCACGCTGATCGTAACTTTGTTCCGATTGGTGGCGAGCGCCAAGCAGTCAACCAAGATGCAATCGTTAAGCTGATTGGTTGGGCCGGTAACTTGACTAGCAGCGGCCCGCAGTTCTGCGGCGTGCTGATTGCTTAATAGGAGAAACGAAAATGCCTACTTTCAGCGTAAGTAATACCGCAGGCGTTACCCTGACCAACGTGGATTCGACTTCGCAATTCACGACTGGTACGGTGGTCAACACTTCCGACGGCGG